GTTTCCCAGTCACGATCAAATTAGGGCCTAGAAAAGTATGAGAAGTCACAATAGCTGTATATTTTTTAACCAATTTTTAGTATAATCAACCCAATTCAAACAGGAAATTATTATGACAACAGTAGCAAATCCATTCGAGGGCATAGGCCCAAACCTTACAGGCGCAGTAGTAGATATGCTACCTATTGTTCCACACGATACTAACGTCTTCCCAGATGGCATTGTATCTATTGGCTTGTACATTACCACTGGCGGCACTGTAGTGTTTACAACTGCTCGCGGTACATTGCGTACAGTTACTGTTCCAGACAACTTCTATTTGATTTGCTCTGCGAAACGAGTAACTACTGATACTACTGCAACAGGCATATTTGCGCTGGTGTCTTAAATGATTGGCATTGGCGCTACATTATTTAAAAGAGCAGTCATGGGGAGTCGGGGATTTAATCCTTCGGCTCTGTTTGCTAATGGTGAAGAGGGTTCGTGGTATGACCCCTCCGATTTATCAACTATGTTTCAGAATAGCGATGGCACTGGCGCTCCTGCGGTAAACGGCCCTATAGGTTATATTGCAGATAAGTCAGGCAACGGCAACACAGCTATTCAAGCTACCTCTGCTAAACGACCAACTTTACGACAAGCAGGGTCTTTGTACTATTTAGAGTTCTTTGGAGCGCAAGGTTTAGCCACAAGTTCTATTGACTTTACAGGCACAAACGAGATGACTGTGGTTTCAGGCGCACATAAAGACATTGATGCCACTGTAGTTGTTGCTGAGTTATCTCCTCACGTTGGACAAAACAACGGAGCATTTAGATTAGCTTCTGTTGTTACTAATGCTTGGCGCTATACTTCTAAAGGCACCATTACTATTAACAGTAGCACTCCTGCTGACTACGCTCCTCCTTCAACTAATGTCTTAACAGGCATTACTGATATTGATGGTGATGTTAATAAGATTAGAGTTGATGGCGTAGAGAAGGCTTCTTCCACTTCCGACCAGGGCAATGGGCCATTCGGCAACTGGACTCTTAATGTAGGCGCTCGGAACAACGCTACTTCCTTGTTCTTGGACGGCAGAGTATATGGTCTTATTGTTCGTGGCGCTGAGTCTAGCGCAGCAGAGATTGCATCTACTGAAGCATACATAGCAGCTAAGACAGGGGTTACGTTATGAACACATATGCAACCATAATTGTAGCCAATACAAACAAGGCTGCTGCACAGGCATTACTGGGTGAAGACTTTTTTGACATCCTTTTAAAGAAGGGCATTAGAAAGTATTGGGTTAGCTCAGGGCCATTCCTTACTACGGAATATGATGCCATGGTAGATAGTGATCTAGCATACTCTATCAACACAGAAAACACATTTGCTGAAGTCGTTAGCACTTTGGGAATGACTAAAATTATTGAGGAATAAGTATGTCTGTTACAGGCGCAACAACAAGAAATGATTATGTAGCAAGCTCTGGCCAAACGGTGTTTGCTTACACCTTTCAGGCTTTATCCGGTAGTGACGTTACTGTTGTCGTTAATGGAGTTACTTTAACATTTGGCAGTCAGTACACTGTATCTAATGTTGGTGTTGCTAGTGGCGGCAATGTTACATTGACTGTTGGGGCTTCTTCGGGTGTTGATGTTAGCGTCTTTTTGTCTATGCCTATAGATAGAACTACCAACTACCAGAATGCTGGGGACTTCTTAGCATCCGATGTTAATGGCGACTTTGATAAGGCTTACGTTGCGCTTAATCAGGTGCAGACTAGCATTGATAGATCAATTGGATTGCAGGATGATGATCCAACAGTTAGTTTAGATTTGCCACTCAAGGCAGCTAGAGCAAACAAGTTCCTTTCCTTTAACGGTTCTGGGCAGCCAATCGTAAGTGCAGGCACCACTTCGGCTACTGACTTCGCTACTGTAAACCAAATGCAAGTAAATGATGAAATTCGTTTTGTAGGCAATACTGGGCAGAACGCACTTATTCAGAAGAATGCAAGCACAGGTCGTGATGAGCTACAGATATATGCCGCAGGAGATGCTAACACAGCAGGTTCTCGCGGTGCTGGTATGCAGCTTTATGGTAACTCTGACAATGAGCATGATGGCAATGTTGCGTTTATTACTGGCCCTAACGATCAAGGTGAAGGCCGTATGTTTGTGTCTGGCTGGGATACCGATACTCACGTTACCATTGGTAATGGCCCGACAGGTAAGACTATCTGGGAGTTTGTTGACGACCATGAAGACCAGGCTCTACTGAACCTTATCAACCCTACTGGTGGCCCTGCTATATTTATCATGGAGGCTAACAGCACTACTGAAGGGGACATCACTGTTAAGGACGGTGAGAAACTTTCTTTTGGTCACTGGAACTACGACACATCTACATTTACTCATCGACTCGCAATGGACTCTTCTGGCAACCTAGAGTTTTATAATGGCACAGAAAGAGGCTCGATTGGCTTGGTAAGCAATGAGCTGTTTATTGCAGATAGCACTTGTGGTTTGCGTATGTCTGGCGGTGGTGACAACAATGTAATCCCTGTAAATGGCGCTGGTGCAGCCACTGACAATGTTACGGATTTGGGTTCATCATCAAACAGGTTTAAGACAGTCTTTGCTGGAACAGGCTCAATCAATACGTCTGACCAAAATCAAAAGCAATCTATTGAACAACTTTCAGATGCAGAGCGCAGGGTTGCCACTGCTTGTAAGGGTTTGATCAGGAAGTTCAAGTTCAATGATGCTGTAGAGTTGAAGGGCGATGAAGCCAGGATTCACGTTGGTGTTATTGCTCAGGACTTAGATGCCGCGTTTGCTGCAGAGGGTCTTGATGCAAGTCAATACGGAATGTTTACACGAGACACTTGGACAAATGAAGTAACAAACGAAGAGACAGGTGAAGTAACAAGTGAAGAAGTCACCAGGCTTGGGGTTCGCTACTCAGAACTATTAGCATTTATCATAGCGGCAATCTAAAGGGATTTATCATGGCAACTGTACAAGAAGCACTGTTAAAATTAGAAGGTCACGAAAGAGAATGCACAGTACGTTATCAGAACATCGAGCGTAGACTAGAGGAGGGCCAGGTGAAGTTTGGTAAGCTACAGACCGCCTTATGGGGAATCTATCCTCTAATCATTGGCCTCTTTGTTGTGGGGAAATTCTTTTGATTGATAAGCTAATTGCACCTGTCACTAACTTACTGGATAAGTTTATACCCGATGCGGATACCAAGCAGAAGATCGCCCATGAGATTGCAACAATGTCTGAACGCCACGCGCAGGAAATCGCACTGGCTCAGATCGCAGTCAACCGAGAAGAAGCAAAAGGAAACTGGTTCCAAGCAGGATGGCGACCAGCTACAGGTTGGGTTTGCGTTCTGGGTTTCGCAGTGAACTTTCTTATCTCGCCACTAGCCGCAGGGTTTGGTGTAGATATTCCACAGGCTGACACTTCGACTATGTTGCCAGTGCTGATGGGTATGTTAGGATTGGGTTCAATGAGAACTTACGAGAGAATGAAGAATGGGTAAAGTAACTAACCTACGTCCAGACCTGTCACAGCTATGTGAAGAGTACGACACAATAATTGTAATAGGCGTGAACGACGATCAGATACAGATCGTATCCAACATGGAAGACCCAGACATCCTATACAGTATGGAAGTAGCTAAGGCAGAACTGATCAATGCCTACTTCAACAGCTACGAGGTACACTGATGCAGATGCAATACTTCAACATCAAGGAGTTTGACTGCCAAGAGACTGGCGCTAATGAGATGAACCCCTTCTTTTTAGAGAAGCTAGACCAACTACGTCACCAGTGTGGATTCCCCTTCAAAATTACCAGCGGATACCGTGATCCTTCTCACTCCATCGAAGCTCGTAAGACTAGACCTGGAACTCATGCTAGAGGTATTGCTGCTGACATCCACATCAACAGTGGCTCAGAAGGTTATGTGATTGTGCGAGAGGCTATGAAGCTGGGGTTTAGTGGCATAGGTATTGCCAAGAACTTCATCCATGTAGATGTACGCGATACTGTACAGGTTATCTGGACTTACTAG